TTTTCTATGGTCACCAATTCCAAGAGGAGTCGGTAAAAGAGCATATGGAATATGACCATCAGTTTGTAACAGCCGCTCGGCAAGCAATGGCAGAAGGTACACAAGTCGTGTATCACTGTTGGTGGTAGATATGGATTTAATCTGGGATACATTACCAACAATAATCGTTGTGCTAATTCAACTTCTGTAAACAACAAAAGGGTCAAGGGTCATGGTCTACGGATCATGGCTCTCTGATATTGCATCACTTTTATATATAGTACCAGAAATGAAATATGGGGTATGGTACTCTATCCGATATTCAAATATACGTTATCTGGCTATACAATCATATCAAAGGGTTATGTTACTGAATCATATATTATGTCTAAAACTTTAGACAGCTACGCGACTTGAAGCGGTTGGTTTTTTGTAATGACTCGATTTCTATTTACCTTCCTATTATAGAAAAGTAGTATGACTTTATGGCAAAGGCAAAAGTCACTCATAAAAATAGTTTGGACATTGTAGCTAACCCTCGGGTGGAAAAAGGGCTGACACCCATGCAGGAAAAGTTTGCAATGATTTATGCTACAGAAGAGGTTACGCAAACGGAAGCAGCGATCAGGGCAGGGTACGCTGAATCTAATGCACACTCTATTGCAAGTCATATGCTTAACGGACGTAGCTATCCACAGGTTTTGGACAGGGTGCGTGAAATCAAAAAAGAGTTACAGCAGAAGTATGAGGTAACTTTTGAAAGCCATGTGCAGAAGTTAGCACAACTCCGTGATGTGGCTTTGCAGAATGGAAACTATGCGGCGGCGGTCACAGCTGA